CTGGTTCACAAAATGTTTTATCTTTTGCTTCTTCGTTCTTTTTCAACTCTTCTTCGGAATATCTTTCTTCATCACCCTCTATAATCATTCCTGCACCTGCAGAACCCGGCCTTTTCGCCATTTCCATACCTAAACACCCCTCGTAGTGTGCACCGTCTAAAGTACCAATAAAATCGTTCATAGGATTAGTGATTTCTTGTTGTCCTTTACCATCACCTTTTGATGAAGCATATACATCTGCAATGTTTACTGCTAAATAACCACCTCTCTTAATCGTAGGCCAAACATTAGCTATAGTCTTATGTAAAAAGTTAGTATTCCAATCATCAATTGTCTTATATCTTACCCAACTTTGAGTATCATCATATGAATACCTTTCTACATTAAAATATGGAGGCGAACTGAATACAATATCAAAGTATTCTTTATATTCACTTAAATCCAAATCCTCTGCCGGTGATTCATAAAATGTTGATTTCTTTTCTGTTTCAAAGAATCCATTATTCTTTTCATAGAAATCTGCTTGTTGTCTATAAATTGGATGATTTTCTTTACGAGGGTCAATACCTACATAATGTTCACCATATTCTGATGCATAAAATCCACACAATCTATCACCCCATCCAGCAGAAATATCTAATACATTCTTTGCTTGAACGAAGTCATATAATGCCTTTGCAACGTTTGGTTTAAATTGGGAACAAATGTATTTTCGTAAGGATAGACAAGTTCTTAATGTAGTATTACTCACTTCATCAAATTTTAAAGTGTACATACCACCCATAAGTGAGAACATAAAATCAGGATTATTCCAAGTTCTATAAGGCCCAGGTGAAACTGTGCCATCTACACTCCATCGATTTGCTTGTTGAAAATAATTTGAGGCAGGATTGCCAGTGTTTAATCTTCTAACGAATTGTTGTTTACCTTGAAACTCAAAAGGATAACGAGATTCAGATGCCTTTCGTGGCACCCACGGACCTTCGGTAAATAATTCGTGCCATCGAATACCTTTTAGTTTAAGATATTCATTTCTTGCTTCTTCTTCGGAAATTGGAGCATATGGGATTTCGTATGTTGCGGCAACCTTTGCAAGAGATTCTTTTACATCTTCTCTATCGAAAGTTTTCTTAATATACTCCCATTCTTCATTACCGATAAAGAGATACGGAGTCATTCCGTAAAACTTATCAAAGTATTCTAAATACATAACCTTTTATTCTTTTATATTTTACAAATATACGAAAAATATTTCGTATTTCCAAATTAAATATGTGTCCATGTGTGACGTTTTACAATTTCTTCAACATTCCACTTACTTACTTTGAAATTTCTAGCTATAACGTTAGTAGAGAACCCCTGTTTAAAGAGTTCTCTTATTATCCTAACTTGTTCGTTTGTGAGTTTTGCTTTTGGATGGTTTTCACCACACCTTTTATTTGATACACTCATTTAATGCGTTTACATATGCCATTTTTGAAGATGCTCCGGTAAATCTTTCAACCTCCTTACCATCTTTTTCAATTATAACTGTCGGTACTGAACGTATTCCGTATTGTGTTGCTTCGTTGAATGCAACATCCACATCATAATCTATAAAACTAACACTTGGGAATTGTCCCTTAATTTCATTTATCACCGGTGCCAATGCTCTACATGGACCACACCATGCTGCTGAAAATTTCTTTACTGTTACCATTTTGTTGTTTTCCTTTTTGTTTGTTTATCCTTCGCAACTTAAACATTCTGGGTCCATTGCTTTTGTTGCAATATCACCTCTTAATACTGATTCGGTTCTCATATAATATAGAGTTTTAACACCTTGTTTCCAAGCCTCTAATGTTACTTGATTTATCCATTTTGGTTCTGCGATTGCAGGGAATGCTAAGTTTAACGAAACTGCTTGGTCAATATATTGTTGTCTGATACCTGCTTGTCTTACTAAATCTAATTGATTGATTTCTTTGAATGTTTTGAATACATCTTTAACAGCAAATGTTTTATGTCTATCTTCATCGATTACCTCTGAACATAATACTACTTTACCATTTACGAAACACCAATTATCTAATTCAGATATATCTTGTATAGAACCACCATCTGCAAGAATCTTATCCCAAGTTTCTTTTGTGTTGATTCCGGCTTTCTTTAATACCTTTTCCAATTCAGCGTTTCTTCTAATGAAAGTACCTTTTGATGTTTGTTCCGTAAATACGTTGGCTGCCCAAGGCTCAATACCAGAACTTACATCACCACTTAATTTAGAGTTAGAAACTGTTGGTGCGATTGCTCTTAGGTGAGTATTACGGAATCCACTATCTTTACACCATAATGGTTCACCCAATTCAGATGCCATATCTCTACTTGCTTGTTCCGATTCGATTTTCATTTGAGAGAAAATCTTACGAGTTTCAAATTGAGCGGTCATACCTTCAAATGGAATACCTCTTTGTTGTAAATAAGTGTGCCATCCTAATACACCTAATCCTAATGCTCTACCTTTTTCTGCTGCACGAACTGAATTTTCAAATCCTTTCATATTCTTAGCCTTTTGGATGAACTCTGAAAGAACTCCATCTAAGAACCAAGTTGATGTATAAATTAAATCCGTATCTTTCCACTCATCATATTTTGCTAAGTTTAAAGAACTTAAACAACAAACAAATGAATGTGATTCATCGGTATGTAAAACAATTTCAGAACAGATATTGGTCATAAACACCTTCAATCCATTTTGTTTATACATTGGTGGATTTTGTTTGTTTACATTCCCCTTAAACATAATATAAGGTTCACCTGTTGCTTTTCTTTTTTGTAAAAGTTTACCCCACTTTCTTCTTGCTTCTTCATCACCATCTTGTAACTTTCTCATAAACTTATCACCAACCACTGCACATTGGTGCATATTCAAACATTGACGATTAACATCACCTTTCGGTTCTCTAATCTCTAACCATTGTTCAAAATCTTTATGTTCGATGTTTAAGTTTACTGATGCTGCTCCTCTTCTAACTGAACCCTGATTTGTTGCAAGGATAGTAGAATCGTATATCTTAGCAAATGGTATTACACCATCTGATGTTCCATTACCTGTAATTGGTGAACCTGCTGGTCTGATTTGGTTTATACCAATACCAACACCACCACCATGTTTTGCAAGTAACATCAACTCTAAGTTTTTGTTACCAATATCGAAAATGGAATCCGCTACATCAATACCAAAACAAGATATAGGTAAACCTCTATCCGTACCTGTATTTGATAATACCGGAGTTGCCAAACATAACCAACCACGCCAGATGTAATCGAAAAATTTTGATGCTAATTGTGGTTTATTCAAACGTTGTGCTACTTTTGTAGATACTCTCCAATATGCATCTTTGGGAGTTTCACCAGGAAGTAAGTAACCTTTGGATATAGTTTTAACATATACCTCCGTATTACCCCATTCTGGGAAATCAACACCCAATTCCCAACCTAAGTCTTCTGCGTAATTTTTTGCCATAATTTTTTTCTAATTTTTAAAATATATCACCCCAATCTTCACCTTCTCCGGCTTTTGAATAATCAGTTGGTCTGATTGCGAAGAAGTCGGTGTGTGTAACACCTCCAGTTAGGTGATAGAACCAATCTAATTCAGATGCTTTTGTATCATCAAACTCAAAATAGTCATCACCACCAGGAATTGGATTGTATCCCAATTCTCCTAATTTTTCATTAACTCTTTTTGTAATAAATTCTTTTAGGTCATCTTTTTTAAGATTTTCCAAATCACCCATTTCAAAAATTTTATCAATGTATTTGTGTTCTAAATCTATAATGATTTTAGCTGCTGTGTAAATATCCTCTTTTGCTTCTTCTAACAATTCAGGAAACTCTTCACACATATGTCTGAATAATTGACATCCCATTTTTGAATGTAGAGATTCATCTCTTACACTCCATTTCATTTGTTGTCCAATTCCTTTCAATAAGTTTCTCATTTGGAATGAGTAAAGAACTGCAAATGATGAATATAGTGCAACTCCCTCTGCGAATGCAGAAAAGATTGCCAAACTTCTTGCTACTTCGATTCTGGCTTTATGATTTTTATCTAAATCATTTGGAGTCCAATCGGCAGTTGTGTTAGTTAGAAGTTCGAAACGTGCTTTCATTGTTTCATCATGTAAGAACCCTTCGAAATCTTCTAATCCTAACGTTTCATTTAAATAAGAGTATGCGATTGAATGTATAGTTTCTTGAGAACCAAACGCCATAGCCATTTGTCTGATTTCATGTTTCGGAAACCATTTTGTAACCATACCAGTCCAATAATCAGATACTGCACATTCGGTTTGAGCGAAACCTAAAAGAATATTACCTACTAAATGTTTTTCAGATTCAGTAAGATTTTCGTTCCAATCCTTAACATCACCTTGCATTGGTATTTCAGTATGTAACCAAAATGCTTGCATTTGTTTTAACCAACCTTCGGTATAATATTCTGGATATTCAAATGGTTTGAAAGGAACTCTTTCAGTAAATAATTTGCTCATCTTTCGTAACTTTTTATTTATTTTCTTCTACTGATTGTTTTCTATATTCTGTAATTAATTTTTTTAATTCACCGATTGCTTTTCTTGCTCTCGATTTTGCTGCCTTAGTTGACCCGTTGTGTTCTGCTTCGAATTGAGTGAATAAATCTTTCATTTGTTCGAATAAATCTTGTGAATTTGCCATAAAATGTTTTTGGTTTAAAATGTTATACAAAATACCAACCTAAAGATGTGTTGGTGAGTATAACTATTGTATATATTAAAAAACGAAATGGAAAATTCAAACTTTTTTTTTCTTTTTTCATTATCCCATACTAACCAAAACGGAACACTTTATTATAATAGATTTAGCCCATATTTTCCACATACTTCTTGTGGAGAAGTTGTTTTTGAACTAATTGTCCACTTGCTGCTTCTTTTGTTGCCATAATACCATCTGATGATTGAGCATCATATACTTCAATCCATCCAGTATTAGTATCCATCTTACAAGGGAACGTTAAACCATCTGGTCCAAATCGATTTTTCATAATATGAGCCCTTGCAGTATTATTCAATTTATCTTTTGATTTTCTACTCCAACTCATAATAAAATCCGCATTCATTACCTTTGCATATGAATCCGCAATCTTATCTGCTTCAATTACATCTGAATCAATCGCAGAACGATTCGTTTGTGATGCTGTCCATACGGGAATTCCTAATTCACCACCCATACCTCTCAAATCGATATACACCCCACCTTGTTCGGCGTAAGTAGAATCGGTTTTGTTGGAATGTGATAATAATAAATCCGCGTAATCAACAATAATCAAATCAGGTTTATTACCTGCTGCTATCATTTTCTCAATATGTAATTGTAATTTTTTAACTGTCACACCTTTTGGTGGATAGTATTTGATAAGAAGTTTTCCCGATAAGGATTTGATTTTATGTCTAACTTCATCTCTTCTATCTTTTAAATCGGCAGAAGGAATATGTGAAAAGACAGTATCATATCGAGCACCTACATAGTGTTCTGATAATTCCATTGTATAATGGACAACACTCAATCCTTGTTTTACTGCGGCTGCACCTAATGCTGTTAAAATCCAAGTCTTACCAACACCTGATGGTGCAACTACCACTCCCAATTCACCAGGGCCTAAACCTCCATCCATTAAATCGGTGATAGGTTTCCAATCCGTTGGGACAGTATCACGTTTAACATCCGTTGCACGGTCTTCGTAATCCAATATGTAATCGTGTCCTAAATCATTTTCAACCCCAACTTTCATAGCCTTATCAACCAAATCTTTGATTTTATCAAAGTTACCTGCCTTTAATAAATCAACTGATTGTAAGATTACTTGTTTTAAGTTTTGGTTTTTACAAAATGATGAAAATTCATTTTTAATGTAATCTGAATCCGTATTACCTACTTGTGTGTAAACGTGTCTTAATTGGTCAATAATAGTGGTTTGTAACCCTTTATTTTCTAATTTTGATATCTTTACCTTAAACACATCTAATGATGGGGATTTTCGGTATTCAGCGTGGTGATTAAGTATTTCACTTACTATCCACTTATTAGCATCAGACTCAAAAAACTTCGGTGTAATTATTTCCGAAATTTGGTCTAAGAATTTTTCATCAGTTAATAATGCAGATACAACTTTTGATTGAAAGGATTGACCATACTTCGCTAAGTTGTCTATCTCTTGCATTATTCTTCTCCTTTAATTTTAGGTTTACGAGTTGCTAATTTCCACTCTGATTTTGGAATGAATTTCCAATAACCACCATTTACTCTTTCATCCGCTTCAATATTGTTTACTCTACGGATTTCATCTAATTCGTAACCTTTGGCCACTTTGATACACTTAATACACTTCATAGTTTTTCTCCATGTTTAAATTGTTATTTAATAATAATATTACCGAATGTTCCTTTTAACCAATCATTCAAATCACCAAATGCGTTCGTTACTTTATATTTCAAACAAACTTTCATAAAATCTAATTTGTTAAGTGGATTTACGGGCTCGTTAAATTTTTCTAATATTTGCATCTTAATGATTCCACTAATATCGGGGTCTTTTAGTTGCATAAGTTCGTGATTCATTCGAACCTGTTTTTCTGATTCTAAAATATCGTTGTATATTTTGATTTTACCCTTCTTTTCTTCACATAGTCGTAGTAAATCATCAACATCCAATTCGACATCCTCAGCGAGTTCAGGAAACCTCTTTACAAGGGTTTTAATACCACACCCATTAACACCAGGAATATTATCTGATTTATCACCATCTAATATACGATACATTAATAAGTTTTTGGATTCTAAACCAAACTCTTCTTTGATTGCTTTTTTATTATAAATTTTCTTCTTAGTAGGAGACCAAACGATGGTCTTGTCATTTACCAATTGTAGGAAATCCTTATCGGTTGACATTACCACCGCTTGTTCATCCTCTTTAAGAAGTTGAGTGGTGATATAAGCCATAACATCATCTGCTTCAACACCATCATAAATCATAGTGGTTACTGGTAGTTGATGTAACATTTCTGCTAACCAAACGAATTGTCTCTTCATTGATTCACGTTCATCTTCAACGTTCATCATTTCAGCGTATTGACGATTCACTCTTAATTTGTTAGGGTCTCTATCTGCCTTATATCCACTAAATCGTTTTTTACGATTAGCCGAACCACCCTTACCATCGAAAACTACAATAACACGAGTTGGTTGAGTTTGACGTATTGCGTAACCTATTGATTTTAATACACCCGTTACACCAGCAACGTGGTCACCGTCATCATTCATTGTGGGAATAGATGACCAGCAACGGATGAATGTGTTTAATCCATCAATTATAAGAACTCTCGAGTTTTTCGTTTTGGTAGAATTACTCGTATGTTCTTGCTCTACCGATTCTAAAATGTTTTTGTATATTGCTTTCAATGCCTTTGTTTTTAATCATCCATGCCAGGACCTGAAACATCTATTTCTAAATCTTCCATGTCAATACCATCGGATTTATATTGTAAAATTGTAGATTCACAAATCTTTTTATAAATTTGTTCTCTAACTTCTTCTCGTTCCGTCATCAAAGGAATGAAATCCTTAGATTGGAATTTGATAATTTCACCAGTATCAGTATCGGTATATTCATACCATGCACCGGCTTGTTTTACGATTTTATTGTCTTTCATTACGGACAACCATGAACCATAATTATCAATACCTCTATCGAAGAAAATATCGAAATCTGCTGCTCTTAATGGTGGACCCATTCGGTTTTTCACAACTTGTGCTCTAACCTTCATTCCAACAATTCTATCACTACCACCAACTTTTGATTTGATTTGTCCCATCCCTTTCAAACGTAATCTTACGGATGCGTGGAATGCCAATGCTTTACCGCCCGATGTTGTCCAAGGGTCACCAAATGGCATTGCGTTTAATTTTTGTCTTAATTGGTTGGTATATACTAATAAGATTTTTTGTCTACCAATCATATTAGTAATCTTTCTCATCGCCTTAGAGATGATGATTGCTTTATCGGTTGCGTAACCATCTTTACCATAATCTGCTGCTAATTCCGTTTTTGTTGATGCGGCTGCAACTGAATCGGTTACGATTGTTACTAATCGATTTTTGTCAGTTTGTCTAACTTTTTCAATAATGGTTTCAGTAAAATCAAAGATTTGTTCTACCGAATCTGCTGATACATAAAGTAATTTTTTCACATCCACACCGATTGCTTCTAAAAATTCTCTACTTACTGCAGTTTCAGTATCAATCAATACTGCAACACCACCTTGTTTCTGCGTTTCCGCAAGTAAGTGTGCCGAAAGTAATGATTTACCACTTTGTTCTAATCCCGTTACTTCTACAATTCTACCCACTGGCAATCCACCATAAGGACGATTTGAAATCGCTACATCTAACATTGCACATCCGGTTGAAACCCAACCCTCAACGTTTGTTGGAGTTGAATCATCATCCAAAAAGAATGCTACCTTTTGGTCTTTTGATTGTTTATTTAGCTCACCCGCTAGAATATCGGCTAAATCCAATTCTTCTTTTTTTGCCATAAAATGGGTTTAATTAGTTGTTGAATAAATCATCAAATGCTGCTGCTACATCATCAGTTTTCTTAGATACTGCTGGAGCTGATTGATTTGGAGTTTCTACTGGTCCACCCATATCATGCGATACTGATGGTGTTGGGTTTGAAGAAAGTGTTTCTTCTGCTACCGAACCTTCCGATTCATCATCAGATGTTGCAGATGGGTTCAACCAACCTTCCAATACATTTTTCAATTCTGCATAAGATAATTCTTGATACAATTCAGTAATTTCAGTTTGATTCTCTAAGAATTTAGCAATATCTCCACCTTCTGCTAAAGGAGTTTGATTTGGTTTTACTCTAAGAGTAGTTGTTGGATATGAAGTTCCAGCATCTTCTGCTGAAATATATTCAACTGTCAAATCTCTACCCGCCATTGGGTCAGTAATATCACCATAATCGGGGTCTGCGATATACCCTAAGATTTCTTGATAAACTGTCTTACCGAATCCCCAAAACTTAACACCTTCATTTTCTTGACCGCGTACGATTACCGGAACAAAGGTTCTCAACTTAGGCTCCATTGCCTTTGCTGCTTTCCAATCTTCCTTATCACCCATTCTTTTAAGTTTATCTGCAAACTCAACAATTGGGTCAGGTCTACCGAATGATGCCGGAGATAAATAAGTTTTGTTGTTTACGTTGTAGTGAAAATACAATTCAATGAACGGATTGTCTTTATTGAATTTGTAAGGTACGATACGGACTTGTGATTTACCAGGAGTTGGTTTCCATAATGCATCCGTTTTCTTTTGTGTGTTTTGTAGTTTGTTTAGTCTACCTCTAATTGCGTTAATGTCTAATGCCATTGTTTTGTCCTTTTAAGTTTAAAAAATTAATGTTTATGGTTTTATTTACGAGTCTTTCCTACTCGCGGTGTGTACTTATAAATATACGAATTTCCGATTTTCGTATAAAGATTTTTTATTATTTTGCCCACTTTCCGTTAGAAACAATTTGGGCTATAATTCCATATACTGATAGGTCTTGAAATGTATCTTCTACTGCTTCACCAACATTATCTTCTTTACCCAAAACTACCAATTGTTTCAAACGCTGGATTTTGTCATTGATTCTAAACCATAGACCTGTAAGAGATAATTTCATATCATCTTCGGTTTCCAATGATGTTCCTACTGCAATGTTTCCTGGTCCGTAATTAGATTGTTTTAGACAAAATAATTCATATTGAGTAAACATAATACGTTTAAACTCATCAGTCATTTCTGGATATTGTTTTTCGATTTCTTCTACGATTTTAGGATTATCGTATTTAATGAACGCAACCTCATCTTCGGTTTGTTCTATTTTAGGAGCAATGTTAAGTTCTAATTTATTCTTAGCTTCTTGCTTAATAATTCGTGGAGTTTGAGTACTCTTAGCCATATAACCTTTATTTATTTTACTTTACAAATATACGAAATATATTTGATAATACCAAATATAAAGGGGTGATAAAATACCACCCCCTATATAATTTTACTTTACTTCTGCAGAATCTACTTTTACTGCTACTGAATCAGTTGCAACTGCTGCTGTGTCTACTGCCACTGCTGTTGAATCTGATGCTACTTCTGTTTGTGAGTTTGAACCACATGATGTAATCGTTAAAGCGATTACTGCTACTGCGAATAATTTTTTCATTTGTTTGTGTTTTTTGTTTAAATTATTAATTGAATACAAATATACGAAAAAATTTCGAACTTTCCAAATTTATTTTTGAGAATATTCAATTACTTCAAAAATTCTTGTACTAATCTTCTTAGTTCCTTCGGTATTTGTAACGATTATGGTGTTACGGAACTTATCCCAATCTACTATAAAATCTTTATCTGCTTTACCACCATTTTCCTCTTTAACTAATTCATTTAAAGCGTTGATTGTATATAGGGTATTCGATTGTTTCTTTCTATGAACCAATATTGTATCTTTTAACGGAATAGTTGGTTTATATTGAGTATCTATATTATATGTTATATATAATTCTTCTAAATTACCTTTATTTTGTAAGACGTAAATGTAGTTGTAAACTATATAGTAAGTTTGTTTTATCGTTTCTAATGTTGCTTGTAACTCATCCTTTGTTGTAAATGTGCACAATAACTGTGTTTGCATTCTTTCTCCTCTATTTTTATACCTAATAATAAGTATAAAAAATCAAATCGAAAGACTTTTTTTACGATTCCATCGGTAATAATTCACCATTAGGTCTTTCACCATCACCAGTGAATGACATTTGGATACCGCCACCATTTCTACCTGCAGTTCTTTCGTTACGAATAGTTAATGAGTAATCATCTGGATTATCAGTTCCTTTATCAGTTTTTGAGTGAGGTAATTTATTTTCATCATAATATTGTTTATTATGTGAAAGTCCATATCCACCACCTGTTCTAATGTTTTCAGTTAATAAAACAGCAGAAAGGAATACATCTGGTGTCATTCTTGTTTTAAAATTAGGAACATTATTTTTACCAACAATTTTTTCTAACTTATCGGTAGTTACATATTTTTGAATTTGAGTTGCATATTCTTTTTTGAACTTACTCAATTCTTTTTGATATTCACCCCAGAAAGTATCTGCAGAAACATTTCCTAATTCGGTTTCTAATTTTGTTCTAAGTTGATTTAGTTTATAGTAGTATTCTGAACATACATTAGCAACTTCATTTAATTCATCAGTTTCAAATATATTTGAAAGATTTTGATTTGAAAGTGATTTCTTAATTGTATCGTGAGTTTTCTTAGTAGTTTCTTCCTTAGTGTTACCTGCGATTAAATCATCTTTAACCATCATAGTAAATCCTTTTTCGCCTACATATTGTCCAAATATATCTCTTTTAGTTTCATCAGGATGTAATTGAGTTACTGCTTTCATATTTGCAGGACATCCATAAATTCTACCCTCTTTACCAAATTTACAACTAACTAATGAAACGGTCTCCACCCCATCATTTGTACCACCAACTCTAATCATATCACCACCAGGAAACGAACCATTTGATGGTAAATAAACTTCTTCACCTTTTGCAAGTGCTTCTTCGTATAATCTATTTTCAGCCAATTGTTTCATTACTGCCGATGCTGCTTCAGAATCTGCTAGGTTCAAATCAATCATTAAATCGTTATATGAATCTGCAATTGCATCTGCAACTTCTTCACTTGGAACTTCATATACTCCAATTATACCAGCCAAACGATTTTGATGTTTTAATAAAGCATCAACATATTCTTTTGATAATTGTCCTTTATCTGCATATTCCTGTGCAAGTTTTATTGTGTTTTTAAGTGCAGGATTGTCAAATGATTGTCTTAGGTATTCACGAGTATGTTTATTTGATGGAAATAAAATATTACCATCTTTATCTTTTGGTGCAAATACACCATGAACACTTTCTCTAATTCTACTTAATACAGGAGATGAACGGAAAAGGTCTTTTACTCTTTCATCATCTTTTGGTTTAACCTCTGATTCTTTACCTAAATCCGGTTTTGCTGCTGCAGTTAAATTCTTTTTAATACCTGAAAAATCAACTTGGTCTAATTGTGTATATTTTTTAAGTTGATTTACCAATTTTTCAGTAGATGATGTTCCATCACCAAAAATCTTTCTCTTACCACCCAATACGTTGATGTAATATTTAGTTCCACCTGCGTTTGTAGTAATTTTATATTTATCTCTTAATTCAGTTGCAATAGAAGCCTTTTCATCTTCCGAAATAGTATCATCGAATAACTTTTGTGTTAAATCATAACAATCATTAGCTATTTGTTTTTGTTCTTCACTTAATGTTACTGAATTTTTTTCAATTTGGTCTTTAACTCTTTTCAAAGTTACACCATCTTCTCTACTAATTTGAGATTGACCTTTTGTAGATGTAGGTTGTTGAGATTGTGTTGCCGCATCAGCTTCTTTCTTAAATCTCTTTTGAGTTTCTTTATCTAACAACGCAGTTCCCTTTGGTGCCTCTTGAGGTTGTTCACCTCCACCTTGTGGTGTATCTTGCTTAGGTTCTGCGTTTGGATTATTAGTTGGGCCACCCTCTTCACCTGCTTTTGCTTTTTGTTTTTCGTATTCATCTTGAGATACTACATTATACTTACCATTATCATCTTTGGTAAATTTCATAGCATCAGGTTTCTTTTCTTCACCTTTTTTAACATAATAACCCTGACCTACGTGGGTATATTTTGCATCTTCTTCTGGACTTTCGGTTAAATTTTTAATTAAATCACGTTTAATTTCACCCATACCCCATTCGGTAAGAATATCTGAAATTATTTCGATGTGTTCTTTCTTAGACAAGATAGGATAACCCTCCTTACTTCTATAAGAAAGTTCTCTCAATAATTTGTTAATGAATCTTTTTTGCATTTCTTTACTAATTTATTTTACAAATATACGAAATATATTTGAATTATCCAAATTATATCTTAGTTATTTTTATATATCCGCTACCACTATTATAAGTATTCAGATTTGTAATTGCACTTCCACTAAATGTAGATGAACCATCATAATTTCCATCTGATGTTGATATTATAGTTGCAGTTGATAGAATATAAGAACTACCACCACCACCTCCATCAGCAACGGGGCTTGTAGTAGCATATGAACCACCTCCACCTGAATATCCTCCTCCTCCACCACCAGCGATAGGACCTCCTCCACCACCACCGCCAAATCCACCTTGTGTTGCACTTGTTGGTGTATAGGATGTTGATGCTCCACCACCTACCGAACCACTAACAAATGACATACCACCTCCACCTGTTGCTGCACCTGGTGTTGGAGATGTTGCTGCCGTTGCGTTTACTCCCTGAAATCCATTTCCGATAAAACCACCACCACCTCCACCATCATATCCATTTAATGATGTAGTTGAACCAGTTATGTGAGATTTACCACCCAAACTATCTGTACCACCAGCTGCACCTCTGAATGAATTTGAACCCGATGTTGATGTAGAACCATTTCCATTTAATGAACCGCTTCGTAGAATACCAGCACCTTGTGGGTCACCACTATACGCACCTTGTCCACCTGCACCACCTGCTACTAAATAAGGAGTATTTGAACCTGATAAAACAAAGAATGAACCACCACCTCCACCTACACCAACATATGCTAAACCAGATGTTGCTGTATTTGAACTTCGTTGTCCTACGACCATTGTAAATTTCTGTCCTTGTGTTAGAGGAACTCTTGCTTTAACAATTGCTCCCATAGAACCAGAATATACTCTTGGATATGAACTTACACCACTTGCTGCACCTGCTATTTCAATTTCGTATGTAGCGGTTTGAGGAACTGTCCATATCTGATAACCTTGAAATGAACCCGTTGTAAAATATGTTGGATTTGAAAAATAACTTCCAGATGAAGAACCAGTGTATGCAATCAATAAAGCATTTAATGTTGGGCCTACTGAACCTGTTATTCCTGCAGTTGTAAATGTAAACGATGTAAATGGATACAAAGCAGTTGAACCAATTGTAAATCCATTTGTAAATTGTATTGCCATAACTTTATCCTATATATGCTACTGAAAAATTATCGTTTCCATCAAATGAGGCAGTTCCAACTGTCACTACAGCTTTAAGTGTATCACCGATTGCCAATTTAGAAATGGTAGAACCACCAATATGATTTGCAGTTGTATTTGCTGCCCATTCTAACATTATTTGTGGAGTTCCAGTTGCTCCACCCGTGTTATTTTTATAAACAATAACTTGAACCGATTGTGCACTACTATTTGAATTTGTTCTACAAACCAAATTTACTTGATATAATCCTGCAATTGGTGCGGTAAATGTACCAGTTGTATTATCCCACCCACCTTGATTATAATCAACGATTGTCATACTACCTGATAATACATTTGTTGCCGTAGTTGCACCACCCAATCCATATACTCTAAATCCAGGTCTATTCGGCATTGTGATTGAGCCACTTGTTATGGTTACTGAACCACTTAATTTTAATGAACCAGTAATTTCTGCTATACTATTATTTTGAATATATAAATTACTACCACTTGTCAAATAAAGTGATGATGTATTTGCAGTTATTTGTGATGCTACTACTGTTCCACTTGTTACTGTCAATGAACCAGTGATATTCTGATTTCCATTAAATGAGTTAGAACCGGTTGTTGCAATTGAACTACTCCAACTATTATGAGATGCCGTAAATGAGTTTATACTTGCAGTATATGAGTTATATGAACCAGTCTGAACATATCTACCATCGTATGAAGCGGTTAATTGTGATGAACCACTAATAGTACCAGCCGGAATTGTTCCACCACCACTTCCACTCAATGCATATCTTGTATCAAATGATGCAGTTAGTTGTGAAGAACCACTAATAGTTCCTGCAGGTGTTGCTCCTACACTACCACTTAACGTATAACGAGTATCATATGAAGATGTTAATTGTGATGAACCCGATATTACATTATCCCCACCAATTGTCAAATAACGTGTATCAAATGAAGATGTTAATTGCGAAGAACCACTTATAATTGTGGTTGGAAACATTGCACTATTACCATATTCTAAAACAGTAATTGTTAAGTAATCATTTGTATCTGCACTTATATTTGTAAATCCAATTGAATAAGTATGTGACCCCGTTTCAGCATTACTAACATAAGTTATTGCAGGTAATGTAGTATGTACGTTTGTCTGATTAAAATAGAATGTTTGAGATGCTACTGAAATACCATCTCTATATAATACCGCAGTTCCTAATCCAGTAGTTGGTTTATATCCGCTAACATCTGCTCTTACTATAATTGCTCCACCACTACCAGTATATGCACCTGTCCAAGATGCTGCACCAGTATAAGATGAATTATCTAATATTTTTGTTAATCTTGGTTGTGCAAATGCAAATCCATTTTGAAGAGGAGTTCCATTATAACTAAAACTACCACTTAATAATAAAGAACCACTAATTGTTTCAGTTCCTATAAATGTATTTGAACCCGTTGTTGCTAGGGTTGGTAATTGTGCCGATGATGAGATAATTCCTCTACCAGTTGTTTCATATGAACCTGATACTACACCACTACCACCCAACACTTGTATAGAACTACTAACAATTCCAGATGGTTTACTTGTAATATTATCCCAAGTTGTTTGAGTGATACTTCCACTAATTACATATCTACTATCATATGAAGATGTAAGTTGTGAAGAACCAGAAACAATACCTCTACCCTTTGTTTCATAACTTGCGGTTGCTGAAATAAGTGAAGATGTTATATTTTGAATTGTTCCCCATTTTGAATCGTTAGAACCAGTGTATGTATTTAATGAACTCAATATACCAACAACTTGTGAAGAACCGGAAATTACTCCCTTTGTGTTTAAATAAGCAAGGTTGTCGGAATTTGTATAAGATGTTATACCAGTTAAAGAACTGCCATCTCCCACAAATTTACTAGCAGATATTTGAGTATTAAATGTTAATTGTGAATTGGAACTATCCCAGCTCATTGTTACATTTGCACCATCAATACGAATACCTGCACCATCAGATGTTGCAGATGAAATTGAACCACTTGCAACTCTAATAAACTTATCAGTAATTTGTAGTGATGCTTGATTTAACGCGGTTTGAGTTCCTTGTACATTTAAGTTCCCTAAAATAGTAGCATTAGAACCAGTTAAGTTTAACGCAGTTTTTAACGAAGCAGTATATGCATTAAGATTAGCAATACCTGTATTTGCAGATGATAATTCCCATACTACACCATTGTATGTGTAAATAGGAGAACTACCACTTTGATAAGTTTGTCCGTTGGTTGGTGATGATGGAAATTGTAATGCCATATTCTTTTATATCTCTCTTTATTTTATTCTACTGTTACAATTGAGTATAATGTACCAGGTGTTGATGTTGGGTCACAATACACATGAAGTGAATCAAATTGATTTAATGTTAATCCTGTAAATGTATATGTCTGAATTGTATCAGTTGTCAAACTTAATGATGCAGATGCGATTATTCCCGCAGTTGAAAATGCAGAACCATTTGCGTTTTTATAAATTGCAATTTGTGTTGAGTTAGGACCTGCACCATCTTGTCTTAAATAAACCGTCACTTTATTCAATAATGCAGTAGTAACCATAAAAGCAGTATCCGATGATGGAGATGCCGAATCAGATGCAGTTCTTGTATTAGCGTTGAAATAAAATGCAGTACCATTACTACGTTGGGTTGCCATATACAATCTAATAGAACCCTTTGCAGTTGCACCTGCAGTTGGCTCCCATAGTGATGTTGAACTATTCCAAGCTAACTGATAACCATTTGTTATAGAACCAGAAGCAGTATCATTTACATCTTGTAATTGCCATAATTTAGCTCCTAATGATGCAGATGGTGATATGTTTAAACTACCACTAATTGAAACTGAACCTGTAAATTGATGTGTATCATCTAATGAATTACCAAAGATATGAGAACCAGATGCATAAGATTCGGTTACATAATATACCGAAGAACTTACAATATATTGATTTGCAGTTACACTATTGAATGTTGCATTACCACCACTTATCACATATCCTAATGAAGTCAATTGTGCAGAAGAACTTATAATTCCTCTACCGGTTGTTTCATAACTTCCACTTACAAATCCAAATGATGTAATTTGTCCAGAACCACTTATAGTTCCAGCGGGAACTGATGCAGTATAACTTGAAGTCCAAGCATTAAATGATGCAGTTGTCAATAAAGTTCCATCACTTATTATTGATTGAATTACACCATTTGATGTATCTACCCAAGTATTTGTATCATAGTGAAGATACATATTACCATTGTTACTATCATACCAAAGATTACCAACTCCCGTTGAGGGTTGTGTATCCGATATGGTAACTACTGATTGAGAAATTATTCCTCTACCAGTTGTTTCGTAAGAACCAGTATTGCTTATTAAAGATGATAATTTGGTATCAATTGTTATTAAGTGAGAATCAACCGATGCACTATCCGTAAAATAAGATGCTGTAAATGCATTTAAAGATGTAATATCAGTATGAGAAGAACTTATAAATCCATACGCACTAATTTGTGCAGAAGAAGATATAATATTTCTACCTGTCGTTTCAAATCCTTCAATTTGTGCAGATGAACTTACTAAATTTGATGGTAGGGGTTGAACACTACCACTTAAAGTATATCTTGTATCATATGAACTTGTCAATTGAGAAGAACCACTCACTGTTCCAGCAGGAACACCTGCGGAAACTAATGATGAAATTCTAATATCAAATGAAGCACTATCAGTTGAATAAGATGCTGTAAATGTGTTTAGTGAAGATGTAGTTGCAAATGATGCAGATGAAATTGTTGTTGCTTGATTATTACCATCACCTACCCAAATATATCCACTTTGTAAATTTGGAAGAGTAGCAGGACCAGGATTTAATATCATTCCCTTACCACCATTACCTTCTTTTACAATAAGACCTAAAAATTGTTTTATCGATGATGAACCAGATGGTGGATTAATTGTCCAACCACCTCCTTCTGCTACATAAACTTGTTGACCAGGTATATAACCTGTTAAATCCATTCCATCTATTTGTCCCAATAATAAACCATTACCAGTTGCATGCGTTGATATGTTTGTACCTACAATATATGTAACTGGCATTTTAGTTGGGTTACTAGCATCAGCTCTATATACTATTGGATTTGCACCTTGTGAACCACTTACATAAACAGGTGTTCCTTTTACTAATGTAGTTGTTTCACCATTGTATATTGTATCACTTATTATAGTTGCCGAACCTGAATTTGCTGTTATTCTTGCATCAAATGAAGAACTATCAGTTTGATATGATTGTGTAAATGTGTTAAATGAAGAAGTTGTTGTATATCCCCAATTTGTTGTTTGTAAAGATGAAGATATGATTCCTCTACCAGTTGTTTCATACGAACCCGATGTTACACCACTTCCTCCCAATACTTGCACCGAAGAACTTACAATTCCAGATGGTTTGTTTGCTATATTATCCCAAGTTGTTTGAGTAATACTTCCACTTAAAACATATCGTGTATCATAAGAACTTGTCAATTGAGAAGAACCACTAATTAAACCATTAAAGGATTGTTCGTTGGTTGCTGCTTTTATTCTTGTATCTAACGAAGAACTAAATTGATTTAAAGTTGATTCTAAATCAGTATAATATACACCACCACTTACATATGAAAACGATGCAGTAGCTGCGTTGAATGAACCAGTACCCACCAATTGCATACCACCTGCTGAAATTAGAATATTTCCACTCACATTTGAAAGTGTTGTATCTACTACACCAGGTATATCTGATTGAATATGGATAGATGCCGATTGAATAAATATATCTTTAAATGGTCTATCTTGTGTTCCTAATGTTGCTCCTCTTGAAGTTTTTGGAACTATATTTCCACCTAATTCAGTTGTTCCACTTATGAATAAAGAACCACTAATCGTTTCATCACCATTGAATGTATTTGAACCAGTTGTTGCTAAATTAGATATTGATGGAATTGAATTAATTATATTAGTTAAATTATCGGTAAGAGTATGACCAGTTGAATTATTAACTGTATTCGTATCTCCAATAATTCCACTTAAATATCCATCAGTAACAATTCCGTTTCCTGCATTTGCAGAACCTATATATGCATTACCATCTGGATTAAGAATTATATTTCCATTTTGAGTATGTAAAGTTATATTGTTAGTTGCATCTAATGTAATATTATTATTTGAAATATTTTCAGATGTAAATGTAAAATCTGCAATATCAACAGAAATTGATATAAATCCTAAATCGGTTATTTGTTGAGAACCACTAATTACACCATTCGTAGCTCCAATTGAACCCGTAATTCCTTCCGATAATTCAACCGGTGATACAATTGTAATTGTTGTATCTGCAATACCACTAATACTTCTTAAATTAGCAACTGAATTTGCCGTTAAAGTATCGGCCGTAAATCCTAATGCAGTTTGATAACCAGTGAAATCGTTTGATGATGTTACTGCATATCTACTTAAATCTTGTTCGTTTGTTGCTTGAGTAATTCTTTCATCAAATGAGGCAGAATCCACAATATAAGATGCGGAAAAATCATTCAATAACGTATTATCACTATTGAATACAATAGAATCTTTTAGGGCATCATAAGTAATCTTCTTAGTTTCGTTGTTATTTACGATTACTAAAAGGTCACTTCCACTTGGGGATGTATGTGAGTTAAGTTGGGAAATTCTTTTATCCGCCATAATGATATATCCTTTGAAATTATTTAAATTTCAAACCTGTTAATTTTTCAATATCCGAAACTAAAACTTTGTTATTATTTAAACCATCTGGTTTAGAAGTGTTATTATCAAATAAATATGCGAACCACTCTTTTGTTTTCGCAATATAAACCACTTTCCAACATTTTGTCGGAACTGCAACTTTTCCAATTCTTTTTGCTTCACCAACATTTCCAGCCCAGATATGTACTGAATCATTTATCACAGCCCATTCTCTTGTAAGGGTTTCTAATGATTTCCAATCACCTGCATTCAAACTATGATATTGTGCAGCCATATTAGAATAATAGAAACATTCATCTTGTACCGCAGGAGTTTGACATTGATTTGATTTTGCAGGCATTAAATGACCTCTATCAGTTCCACTATTTACATAATCCGCACCAATATTTGTTTCATTAGGTAAAAGAGGGTCGGGCTTGAAATTATCTTTACGAGGTAAAGGATTTGGACATCCTACCTTCGCCTTAGTTTCCCACCATTCTACCAATACCGGGTATTTTTTTGATTTTGAAAAATGTGATGTGTAGTTTGTGTGTTTAAGTACTACAACATCTTGTGCTTTTAGACCCAAAGCTAGGAATAACACTACAATTAGTGTAAAAAATTTTTTCATATACTAAATCCTCTCGTTTAGTATATAAATATTAAATTTTTGAGTAATCCATACCCCAACTCGCCTTAATTGGAAAACCAAAACTTTCGAGCACGGATTTAATCCCTTTTGCCCTTTCAGTATCCCAGCTTAAATGATATTCAAATAAAAACGAATCGTATGTATATAAGATAGGTAAATCGAACCCATCTCTTTTTAATTTCCACAACACCTCCATATTAAACTCCGTTTCCGTTGCTTGTAGAAGATAGTTGAAAACCTTTTGTGGATTTTCCCCTTCAATCCAACTTAGAGGGATTTTTCTACCTTTTGGAGTAGTTAGATACCCATTCCCTTGAGTTTGGGTATAGACACGTTGTATGAACTTATCTACCTCATTAAAGAACGGAATCTCCTTATCTTCTTCACTCACACCCCCATAAAGAATTCGGAACGTTCTACCTTTGGATTCATCATAAGGACATCCATATTGGTCTGCTAACCATTGGTGAACGGAAGTTGTCGGTAATTCGTATCCAATCAATTTACCGATAATTCGTACGTGATACGCATCATAGTCAAATTGTAAGAACATCGTATTTTCTCTCGGAATGAAAACTTCTCTCGAACCATCCTTTTTATTAAGTGCACCAAAGTTGATTCCCCCGTGACGATTGGAGGGACGTGACGTAAGGGTATAGGGGTTATACTCTGTCCAAATCGTATTATTAACTAAATGTTTTCCATTCGCAGGCCATCTATCAAAAAATTTTTCCGTATCGACTCGGAGGCCTCGTTTCTCGACGTCTGAAAGAATGGGAATCATCACATCATCAATCCACTCCATTTTACCACTTTTCTCAAATAATGGTAAAAATGAGTATTTCTTAATAATACCATTTAATACCTCAATCCACTTCATTATAGGGAGTGATTTACCTAAATTATCTCGTAATCCCAAACGAGTATAAAAGTTCGTTATGGGTTCTATTTCGGTGTTTAAATCGATTAAAGTATTATGTATAAAGAATGATTCCGCTTGTATATCTCTAACGGATTGTAATCCTAAGTTTGTTTGTAAAATTCCTTTCTTATTCCATACCCATTTTATTTGAGTAGATTGAGAAAGGTCTATTTGAATGTTCTCACAATCATTATGGTCAAATGGAATAATATAATCACCATCTTTGAAATGGACATAGAGAAATGATAAATGAGTATTCATCGGATGTAAATCCAAATCAGCCCAAATAGGAATGACCATTGAGGATTGATTACCCCAACGGTCTATAAATTCATTTATCTCATTTTGAGATTCTACTATAACCATTATGTAAAGATACGAAATTTATTTTGTATTTCCAAATTAAAATTGAGCACTACCAGATAAGATGTTAGTCTTAATTGAGTGTAATAACTCTACTTCATTTTGAAAGACGGTTTCTTCGAATTCATTTCGGTTTTTTTCAATTGATTCTTCTACCATTTTTAATAACATTTGATGATAGGTGGTAGTAAATGAATTACTAAGAGTAAATTTGTGATTTGTAATCGTTACTCCAAACTCATCTAAACGAACCCAATATAATAATCTCTTATTTACCATAAAGTATTTATGGCTTAGAGGTGCAACTTTCAAATCAGTATCTTCTTGTGCACATAAGTTTTTTACAACATCGTAAATAAGTTGCTCTTTCTCATTCATTTCATACTCTGGAAAGAATTTCTTTTTAATTGCGTTGAACATTTTCTTCTTGTTTATCGTTTACCTTTTCTTCTATTACTAAATATTTGTAACCTGTTTTAGTTTCTTTGATTGTACCAGATTCTACTAATCGTTGAACATTCATCACAGCATCTTCACCCTTTTCCATTGCTTGTTGAAACATCAATCCAATTGTATGTTCGATATAAATTACCATATTTCAAATCCTCCACAATTTCGTAAGAATTCTATAAATTGTTTAACTCTACCAATTGAGATGGAATGTGCAGATTCTACTAACATACCACTTTCCGTTACGATTGGAGTGTAATGAATACTACCATATTCATATTGTTGATTTAAACTATGGTCTACTTCACCACTAACCATTCGACCAGTTCCTGCTTCACACCAACTACCTAAGCATAAATATAATCTTTCATCATCATCTTTAGCTGGAATTGTTTCTCCTAAGTATTCTTCTAATGCATCTGCAAGTTCATTACATTGTTCAAAATTATCCAATCCTTTACCATCGTTTGAACCCCAATGCTCAAAATCAATTTGAAGTTTTGAATCATATGCGGCTAATTGACAAAGATAGTTGATTGGTCTCCAACCCCACCAATTTGCTCCAAAATAATCACCAGTTTCTTTTATTGGGTTTTTACCCGAAATATCTACTCCCATTATCCTATGATTTTATTTGTGATTCGTAAAATTGTTTCTTCATCTTCTTTGGATAATCTCCAACTATTTCCCATTAGTTTACTAACTTCTTTATCGAATTCGCCAGTTGGTATATCATTCGGATGAACTCCACCCATTTGCTCTGGTACAAATCCATCTTCATAAAGTGCATCTGCTAATTCTTGCTTATCATAATCGGACATGCTCCATATGATATCATCAATATCTACATCAATTGAAATACTCATAATTTTAATTTTTATTTGTTTTATAATTTATTATCTATTTTTTGTTGGTGTTCTTATACTTGCAACCTGAACTTTACCTATACTCAATAAGTTTTTACTACTAAGTACCTCTGAACATTGATTACATTTAACTTTGGTGTTTTCTAAATCATTTTCCCAAACATACTCTTTGATTACTGCACCACATTTACATTCAAATGCTCGTTGTTTAAATACGTTCCCCATCTTTAATTTGTTTTATATGTTTACAATCTCTACCTCTACTAAATCCATATGCCGGACAAGAACAACTCCATCTACCACTATTATTTATTACCTCGTATGTCTTACCTTTGCTACCCTCTACTGAAAAGGTTTGTTTTTCTACTTTTTTTGGTAGTGATACTACTTCTTTTTCAGTATTTTTAAACTCTTTTTGTACCCACATTTTGGATAACTCTTCCCAACTATATTTTCTATCTACCACAATCCAACCTAATTTTGGGTCGGTTGTTACAATATACCATTGGCCAGATATTACTGATTGAAACGATGTTGGTGGTAAAAGTGAATTGATTATCATAATTATACAATTGGAAACCCAGCAGGTGAGTTTGTTGTTGAAGGTTTCATATAACTAGAATACCTAGTAAGTGATTGTCTACCATACGGACTCATTTTGACTGGATTTGTTGAGATTGAATCCCAAGCAGATTCCCACTTATCAGGTAGTTTACCATCTTTTAATATCAATAACCCAATAGCGTTAAAATACTCCTCAATATCACTATATTTTATCTTAAAGAAGGTATTTACCCTATTCGGTTTATCAACGTGAATAAAAAGGACTGAGCGAGGTTTAATCTTACATACTTTAAGATTACGGGTCTTAATTTTTCCGTTAAGTGAAACGGTCACATCTAAGAATGAACCAGCGGAGAGATTTTCAAAAATGGAAGAATTCATATCGTTTATAGTTTAATCAATTATTACAAAGCTAATATAAGAAATATTTTCCACATTTCCAAATTTTATCGGTATAAAGTTACGAAATGCCCAAAATATTTATCGAAGGTCTGAACTAAATGTTCGTAATCACCCTCTTTCATCTTTTCACACACCTCTTCGGAATTTAACCCCGTTTGTCTAGCCAAATTCACTGCAGTTCCCAATAAGAAGAATGCGTTACCTTGTGGGCCAGTTAAATCAATTTCAATACCTGTGTTTTTCTTAGTCTTTATCATATCTTTTAAATTTTACCAACACATCATATTACCAGCATTATCCCAACTCCTAGCACCACTTTTGGTTGCTTTGTGGAGTGTATTGTAATCCACATTTAAATTGGATTTACCAAACTGGCGTTTAAGTTCTGATTTGAATTCTTTAAGGTTCTTAGCCCAAATATCGTTGAACCCACCACCAATCCAATTAAATTGGTATCGGTATTGACCTTTTGAATTTTTTAACAATTTCTCAACTTTTGGTTTATGTATCATATTTTTACGTTTTAATGTTTATCTCTTATTACAAAGCCAATATAGGGCTTTTTATTGGATTTTCCAAATTTTTTTACCTATATTTTTGGATATTTTTCAACTATTTTTACTACGTTGGTTAATCGTTCTAATAACTCCGAATTTAAAAGGTTTTTACCCAAAACTAACAGGTCATCGTATAAATACCCATCATATAACCCATATAACTCATTTATTAAGTTAAACCCATCATCGGAGTGTCTATCTACTCCGTCATCACCATTTGGCCCGAATTGAACCATATCGATAAGAGAACCAACCTCTCTTAACATTTCACCATCCATATTTTTGTGGCGATTAAAATTTGTGTAACCTAACATATTTTCCATATTTTTAAAGTTTAATATCCCAATAGTTTTAAAATTCTCAATCCGAACCAAATAACGTCTATAATGTTTAATTTCATATCTCTCTCAATTACAAAGCTAACATACGAAGAATTTTTCACATTTCCAAACATTTTATCAATTATTTTTTGACAAAAAAATAACCCATTGGTTATCAATGGGTTATAAAGTATTGGTTATTAATGAGTTATATGATTCATCAGATATTCTGCAAATTCTTCATTTCCTTCGGGTGATAAATGCATATCATCATTAAATAATTTAAAATGACATGACCACCTATTTTCAATAGATATATGTTGAATATTTGTTAGTTCTTTATGTATATAATTTTGAATATTATCATCCATCACTCTATCCCAAGCCATCAATATTGTTGAAACATTATTTTTTTCCGAAGAAATTGTTTTAAGAGTGTGATATATTGGTAATATAGAATTTCGTTGTAGATACTCTGAATTTGATAATTTTTTATAATATGTTTCGTTTAATTTTGTAATATCTATATCATCATATTCTCTATGAGGAGATAATGGTATCAATTCATATTCATTACCTTCTTTATGGATAGTGTGTTGAAATACATTTCTACCCCAATATGTGAGTTGAAAAATAATTAATGAATTATCATAAATTTTATTAGGTAATTTACTACCTAAAAGAGTATGTCTTCTATCATTAAATGAATGATAATATGATAATTCCGAATTAATACAATTTAAATAATACAAATTTTGAAAATTTGAACTACCATTTATAGAATAGTTATAAACATTCGTATATGATATTCCTAATTTATCTGCAATTATTTCCGAATATGTTTTACAAGTATTATCAATCGAATTTGTATTTAACGAATGAGAACATCCAAAAACATATATGTGTTCGTATTTATTCTCCCCAATGTTGTTTTCTAAGTTCATACATATCGATTGCTTCACGTTTCATTTGATTACCAGGATTAAAATATGCACCTTTCTTTAAGTACCCACCTAAGAAATTTCTTCTCATTCTATTTGGGTCTCTATTTGGTTCTGAACCATGTACAACGTGTGAGTGTAATAATGCAACTTGTCCTTTTTTCAAATATCCTTCTACCTTACGGAAATCATGTCCTTCTGGCATTACACAACTAATTCCTCTTTCACTTCTCCAGTTATCAGTATTTGTTGCTTTTCTTTCCTCATTATCTTCTACCGGTAATACAGGTAATCTATGTGAACCTTCATAATTCCAAACTGCACCATTTTCAGGGTCGTGATTATCCAATGCCAAGGCAGTGTTGATAATTTCATTATGTCCACACCCAGTATAAAAAGCATTTTGATGTTGGTCTCTACCCAATTCACCTTTTGGTTTGTAATAACCCCAAGTTTGTAATCCAACTACTTCACCTTCCATTAGGAATTCTGCTGCTTCTAAAATCTTTGGATGTGCAAATAATTTAGCGATTTTTTCTGATTCTTTATGTGGATACATAATTGGTTCGAACTCTTGCCATTTTCCTGGTTCTCTTTCATTACGCTCTAAACGCAATTTATCCAATTCTGCATTAATTTCATCAACTTCTTTTTCGGTAAGTAATTCTAAAACTGTAAATCCGCGGTATCTCCAATCAAAAGACATTTGTTGAAGTTCTTCTTGTGTAAGATGTTTGTATGCCATAACTTATTTGTTTATTTTATATAAATATATATTATTTAGAAAAACCGATTATGATTTTCGTCATTTCCAAAATTGTAGTAAATTTGGTAAATACATTTTTAAATTAGGTATTTTATCATAATGTAATAAAATTGCTCTTCTATTAGATTCAGAAACATTCATATCCAATACCTGTCCATCTTCTCTATATGTAGTTTCCTTTGGACCAGTTATTCGCCATTTAAGTGAAACCGAAACATACATAGGATTATTTTGTATATTAGTAAATGTATTTGCACTAATTTCAAATATTGCTGAATTTGTATCCGTTGCGTTTTGTGTAAAATATCTAGTTATATATCCTTTTTCATAATCACGAGTATTAGGATTTGGTATATGCGTAGTTATTGAGTTAGTGGGTATTACACTATTTCTTGTTAATTTTTTATATGATTCTAATATACCCATTATTTTTCGTCTCCGATTATTCTTAATTGTCCTTCAATATCAGTCCACCAATTCATACCATCAATTGTATGGTCTACCTTAACTACTTGGAAAAAATTGGGAGCTCCAAATTGTTTCGGTAATCCATCAATTCTAAATTTATCACCAACTTTAAATCCACTTACACCATGTACTCTAAAATTAAATGTTGCTAAACCAAAGGGTGGATTTTGTTTATTATTTTTATCATTTGAACGACCAACACCTCCACCTTTTGCAATACCTTTATCAACTAAGAATACCTGTCTTAGGGCTGCACTATCATTCCATGCACCAACCATAAATAATTCTTCAATGGTTACATCATTTGATGATTTAAAATCTAAAAGTGTTTTTGTTATGTCTAACTTACCATTTCTATCTTGAATTTTTGGTAGTACTGCACCTGTTTTTGTGTAATATTCATAGTTTAATGTTCTTGCTTCATCTTCCAATTCATCTTTAGATTTACTAGGTGCAGGTGCGTTAGCATCCTTTGTTACTTCTTGTTCTTTATCTTCAACTTTTAATCCTTGCAAGATTGTACCGACCATATCTTCTCTATTACTCCACACATTACCCTTCATAGGACGTGGATTTAATTCTGGACTATGTTCGAACTTACTATTTAGTTTCTTTTGAACTTGCGATGACATCATAGCTTGAGGAACTTCTACACTAAAATCACAACTTACAAATGGTGATTCTACACCTCTAGCTTGTAATTCAGTAACCCCATCAGTCATTACTTGACCTGAAAAATTCAAATCTACTACACTCAATTCTAAATCACCATTTCTTAAATTTGGATTTTCTAATATTTGAAAACGCCAAATAGAATTACACGCTGCTGACATACCATTCAACATTTCGTATAACACATCTCTAATCACAAAGTTTGGTTTAGATATACATTCTATAAAAAAATCAAAATTAATATATAAGTTTTTTAAATAACCCCAAAAATATGGTTCTTCTATTATAGTATCAAATGATGAATCTACTTTACTACGATTTACCTCTAATGCATATGTTGCAGGAAATGCATATGGAACTGGTCTATTAGTTTTCATAGCAAAATCCTTTTTAGAACCATTTGGCCAAAGTTTTTCATCATATGTATTAATATCCGTAAGTGGATGTAAATTTGCTAAATTAGCCTCATTATTTAAATCCGAATAAATTATAAAATCTTTCAATTCTGTTGTTGATGAAAGTGCATCTAATAATTTAAAATTTGGTGCTGTTGTGTTTGGGATAAATAATTTAGATTTATCCGTTGAAAACATATGTGGAAATCCACTACAAAGTGTTTGTTGAATTTTAATTCGTTGGTCACGTGATTTCTTATTACAACCTGAACTTTGTGGTTTTAAATTTATTGGATATGTGTTAATTATTTCACACGCAAGTTCAAAACGAATATATCTATCCTCCGTTACTAATGGAATATCTTTTGGAATTTTAGCTTCTTTTGTTGCATCTTGAGATTTTAATTCAGGTGCATCCGATAATGTATCTGCTAATTCTTCCCTAACCACTTTATCCATATTTACATAGTTAGCTGCTGCTGACCAATATGGATTATCTACTAATTTTTTAACTAATTGTGTTCTTTTTTGACCAGGTAATTCATTAAACATTTGCATAAAAAGAGCTCTACCTAAATTTTTAGAACCCAATGCAGAATCAATATCTTGTGAACTAAATGTAAGACTTGAATCTTTTGTAGGTTGGTCTTTTTTATTTGCATCTCTATGAGTTTGCATATATTCGGCAACATTACCTACTGATGTTATTTTTATTTCTAATTCATAAGTTTCGTTATCACCAAATGATATACCACCACCAGTTACAATTCCTAAAAATGCATCATATGTAAATCCAGAATTTTGTCTTTTGGTTTTTATAACACCCCAATTATCATATGCTACAATATCACATTTATCTATCGTCTTACCACCACCACTACATTTTTGACTAACCGATTCTTTTACATTCCAACCCCATTCACACAATATATGAAATCCACCTTCTAAAAAATATTCAGAAAGTACTTCCGCTTGTTTTAAAGTAAATGCAGTTATTTTAACAGTTGCAAGACGTGAACCAGCTTCTGCTTTTTCATCCATTGTCATACTTGTGATGATTGGAGATGGTCTTAATGCTCTATCCATTCCGTTTTTCACCATTACTTCATCACCAGAAAAATTGTGACCTAAAATACCACTACCTTTGTATGTACCATTACTACCATAATTTGTGTTGAAATCGCCACCACTATCATGAATACTTTCCATTATCAATCCATTTGGTGATACTGCAGATACTAAACGTATCCATGTAGACAAACCACTAACACCCCCCATAGAAAGAGGATTATTATTTCCAGCTCGAGATTTTAATAGAGCATCCAATTCTGGATATAAATTAGAACAATTTGGATATGAACCTGGCATTGATTGTTATTTTGTAAAATTATTAATAATAGCTGTGTAATTCTTTGGTATTCGTAGAATAGTTCCATCTGCGATTGCAAATGGTGCATCGTGAATATTATTAGCAGTTGCTATAATCCACCATAAGGATGCATCTCCAAAGAATTGATGTGCAAGTGTATCCAATCGGTCACCCGTCTGGGTCACTGCATAAATATCACTATCTGAAAGAGGTATGTTTGGGTATATTTTTGTTCTATATACCATTCTACCATCTTTTAGTTTTTGAATCTTATTATTTGTATATCTACTTGCCATACTATATTAAATATTAGATTTTATTAAAATGGTGATGAGGTTTGTAATTTACCAGATGATTGTATAGTATCCATTTGGTCTTTACTAAAAAATTTATTCATAGGGTCTTTACCACCATTATCACTTACCCATTTAGCATATTCAACATACGAACTTAAATTATTTTCTAACAAAAATACACGTTCAACTATATCACCATCAGATTTACTAACTTCTGCGTAATATGCTTCTTCTTCTAATTTTGTTATATTACTAATAGTTCGTTTAGCACCTTCATATGAAGCAAATCTCTGTGCTAACCAATCTGGATACCCAATACCTTTATATTTTTTCAATGCTTTTTCCCTAACCACCATATATGAACTCTCAACTACTTTTGCACTTTCAGTTGTAGATGCAGGTTTAGAATCTCCCTGTGGTGTGTCCGTAGGTTTACCAGTATCTAATGATTTAGGAGTTGATGTTGATGTTTGAGCAGGTGGTGCTTGAGTTTGTTCAACACCAGTAGAATCTACTTTTGGTGGTTGTGTTGGTTTTTTAGTTTGAACTTGTTTGAAATTTGAATCTCCAGCTACTTGTGGTTGTGTTATTGGGTCAGTTCCTACTACATTACCTTTTTGTTCCGCACGTTTGTTATTGATTCCTTTAACTGCATCTGCAGACATTTCGTAGTTATATAATGATTTTGTTTCAACACCTGCACTTTCTACTAATTTAAATTCAATTTGGACATCTACCACTTTTGGTAAATAAAAATCTTCTATGGTTGTTTCCCATGTAATATCATCTGCAATTGTATATGAAAGTGAATTAATAAATCCAACTCTTTGTTTATAGATACTACCAATTGTCATTTGTATAAATGGTGCCTCAATCATTTTATCTACAATTTTTGGATACACCTTACTACTTAACCAACTTATCTTTTCCCACATAAGTGCAAGTTCATCTGCACTCATACAATACATTCTTAATGTAAAACTAGCACTACGTTCTACTCCACTATAAGTCCAAAATGGATATGGATTCCCAACAAATTTAGATGAATCCCATGAAGGTGAAATTGTTTCAGTAAACCCAGTTATAAGTGTTCTAAAATGTACTACTTTACCACCATCGTTTACACTACCAATTTGAAGTGGTATAAAATCACCAAGTTTATCGGTAGAATTACCAACTACTATATTATTTAATTGGTCTTTACGACTTGATAATCCATATTTATTTTCTAACGTTGGTGTTTTAGCATTTCCTGCTACACCAGTATATGGACGAGTTGGGTCATTTGGTGAAAACTTACCAGTTGTATTTTTAGGGTCAAACAGAGCATATTCAGTTGTACCAAATCTACCTTTTGTTTTTCTTCTATCTATACCTTTAATCGGTGATACAAGGGATAAATCAATACGTGTGGTTACATCTTCATTTTTATAATCACCTAACGTTTCAGTATATGTTTTAGGAGTATTGGTTGTTTCTTTTGTTTGAGATTGAGTTACATTATCAATTTCAGCTTTTGATTCAGTTCCTTTTAATTTTGGTTTTGTGAATCCTTCTGGTAATCCTAATGGCTTTTTACTTTCTTCTTTATCTTTTACATCTTTTTTTAGTTCCGTTATATTACCTATATCCGGAAGTTGTAAATTAGTTTCAACACTATCTCTTTCAACTAATTTATTATATTTTTCTTCATATGTATTTGCAGTTGCAGAAGTTTCCTTTGTTTGCGACGCTACAACTTTATCAATTTCTGGTTTGGATTCCTTACCGGTTAAATTCTTTTTTAACGCGTTAGTTGCATTTGATGCTGCTTTACCTAATTTCTCTTTAGCATCTAATTGTAATTGAGTTATTTTTTTGGTGATATCAGTTCTTGCTTTTTCTGCTAAAACATCTATTTTCTTATCACCAAATTTTGCATCACTTATTTGTTTAGAATATGGATAAGTTGAACTATATTCGTATGAACCATTAGCTTTTGTATTATTTGCACCTAATGATGTTTGGTCTCCAAAAAGGTAACTTCTTAATTTATTTTTACCTAACGTTATACCTTGTCCTAATATTTGTTTACCGATTGTTTGAGGAGTTCCTCCACCACTTTGCTTTAAGAATCTACCAAGTAATGTTCCCTTACCATCATTTTGAATTTTTGAAAGGGTAATCATCGTATCCGGTTCTAATCCTTTTTGCAATTCACCTGTATTTTTTACATAAGTTGGAATTAATAAACTTGGAATACCTAAACGAGTATTTATACCATCTCTTGCTTGATTTAAAGATGTTACTTTACCACCAAATATAAATTTACCGAATTTACCACCTGTGATTGCACCCAATCCTTTGCCAATCAACCCACCATCACCTGCAGAACCACCAGTACCACTTTTCATCAATTCTACTGCAGATGTTGAACGTGTTGCAATACGAATTGCTTGATTTCCATAAAGTAATGGGTTATTTAATTCAACTGCACTTCTAATACGAATACCTTTAACTTCTTCTTCAATTAAAGTTTCAGTATTAGCTTTAACAGCTTTTTCTTGTGAAGAACCTCTAAATTTATCTTGCACAGGAAATTGATTTGGTATCTTCGGTGATATATCTTTGTTTGAACCCTTAAATAATTCTAATATTGTTGGCATAGTTTACGCTCCCATTAATCCAAATCTATTTTGTGAACTTTTTTCTGATGAATTTACTACTGCAGATGAAACCTTTTCTCTATCCATATATATGTTCTTACCACCTGCTGTAACTGCTATCAATTCATCCAATTTTTCTATAATTCGATTACTACCATTAATAGTACCCATAGCACTACCCGCTGCGTTACTTATTGTATTTAAAAGTCCACCCAACCCACCATCGGTAGCAACTGAATTAGCTAATGCCGATGGATTTTTTGTTGCTATTAAAGTATCTGATGGATTCGTTGTTATTACTTTACCATTTTGTATCACACCATCATTAACCGAATCAGTTGGTGGAGTTTGACCAGCAGATTCCGGTGCACCACCTCCTAAAACTGAACCTATGCTCTGAATAACACTTCCGATACCGCCTACAAAATTATTTATAGGGTCTATTAGGTATTTATGCATCCATACACCTAAATCTGAAAATATAGTAAAGAACCCTTCTAAATAATCCATTACCGCATTAAATCCTGCAATCCACGGTTTAAACATTAATGATACGATACCATCACCAATTTGTGATAATCCACCTATAAAATCACCTTTAAATAATTTAATAAGACCTCCGAAAATATCAACAAATCCACTAAGTACTGCTATACTCGTTTCTATTGCTACCACAATCCCAGTATAAAATAATGATGTAATAAAACCAACAACTTCACCAATTTTTTCAAATATTTTAAATAATCCATTAGATGAACCCATCATTTTAGATAATGGTGCAAAAGCTTTAGATAAGTGGTCAAATATACTATTTATGATTGCCATAAATGGTTTTAAGAATCCACTAATCAATCCACCAACTATTTGCATAATTGGTCCTAATGCTTTCATTATTGTAATTCCAACTGGCATAAACGCCATTAACAATTCATTTCCAATAGCTGCAAGTTGATTACCTGCAGTATCAAAATCCGATTGCATTTCCTGTTGTAAAGCCAATTCTTTGGTTTTTGCTGCCAAATCTGCTTTATTCATTTTATTAATATCACCACCAGTCTTTAACACCTGCATTGCAGTTGCTAATTCTTCTTCTCCCAATTTACCAAAACGTTCTCTGATTCTTTGTTGATTTATTAAAGATTCTAATGACATGCCAGTTGCGTTGGTAAGTGCATCTTGTTCGAATTTGTTTAATTTTGTTAAATCTCCTAATGATGCAACCTGGTCTACAACTGCTTGTTGTGATTCTAATATCTTTCCATTAGCTGCTAAATATCTTGCTTGACCTAAATTGATATTAGTACCTAATATTGCACTTGCTTCTAATTCAGAAGTAATACTATTTTGAAAATCTAATAAATTATCAGCTACTTTACCTGCTTCACCAATTGATGTTCCTAATTTAGCTGCTTGAACTGCTGCTTTAGCAAGTTGTTCTGGAGAACCCTGAAAATATCTATACGCATATTCAGAATTATCCGCCATATCTTTAATAACTTGACTAGGAGCTACCTTAGCAAGTCTTGCCATAGATACAGTTTGTGAAATTAGATATTGTGATTGTTCCGCAGATAATCCACCAATATTTTGGAATATTTTATTTAATTTAGCACCTTCTTCAACCCCAACACCAAAGTTTTTATTCAATGTTACCATTGATGTTAAAACTTCATCCGATGCCATTTCTATATTGTTAAATTCACCAGTAAATGTAGATGCTGCTTCTGAAATATCGTCTAATGATGCACCTAATGCAGAAGTTTTACCCAACACACTAACCATTTGTTTATCTAATCCAGCAGTTTGTGAATTTAATAAACCAGTTTCCTCTCTAAACGCTTTAGCTGCAGATGATACTTTGTAAAATGCAATTACACCAGCTGCTGCAGTTGCAACTATTGCTGCTCCAATTAAAACATATGGATTTGCAAGTATTGCTAATGATTCTGCTAATCCTGCAGATGCACCGGATAAAGATTGCATTACAGTTTTACCTTCACGCAATCCACTAGCAAATTGTGTAGTAAAATTCTTAGCTGCATTAGATAATTTTTCTTTTAATAGTTTAGTTCCAATATCACCCAACCCACCCAACAGTTTACCAATTACTGGTATTTCTTTTACATCTTCTACTAATCCATCAAATATACCACCCATAGTTTCAGATAATTTGGTTGCTGCCTCATTTACTTTTTCTATGGTATGTAATCTACCTTGTTCTATATTTAAACCATCTCTAGTTCGTTGTAATTGTTCTAATAAAATAGCATTTGCTCTATCTGAAAGGTTGTAAAAATTACTACTTAATTTTTCCTTTTCTTTATCAATATCTACTAATTTTTTACTAATTTCTTCTGATGATTCTAATTCTGATACCGATGATTTTAAATTAGTTAAATAATCTTTAGCCTTTTCGCTTAAACGTGAATGACCTTTAATGGTATCATCGATACCATCGGTAAGATTTTTACTCATAGATGAAGACAATTTAAGAGCTTCATTATATTCAGTTTGTAATCTAATGTTCTCTTTTTGTTGTTCAGCTAATTGTCTAGCTATTTTATCTGGTCTTGATTCAGCCATTTACTTAAATTATTTTATATTTAAAATTGCTTTGTATTCGCGTGGAATTGGTTTTCCATCTTGTTTTAACTTTTCAACTTTATCGCGAATTTGTTGCATATCATCATCTAATTTATTTGCTAAAGCTACAAATTCAGAATCATTTTTTAATTTATGTGCAAGTAATTTTCCAAATATATAATCAAGAACACCTTCTTTTATAGAATGTTTTTTTGTTATAAATTCTTTTATGGATTTTTTCTTTGCTTCGGTTAATTTCATAGTATTTCCCATTTATACTACTATAAATATAAAGCATAAAAAAAGTGAGGAAATTATTTCCTCACATTTATATTTGGACCTTTCGGTGTGTTTGATGCCTTTTGAGATTTTTTAATATTCTCTTGTTCTATTTTTTTAGCTTCAACTAATTGATTGTAGTAAAAATTCCTAAGATGAACCGGTAATTTATACACATCCATTTGAGTAAATCCATTTCCATAATAACATAATTCAAAAATTTGTTTATGTAAAAGGACTCCATAATTAGTCGGCAGGCCAAAAAAAGTTCACGCCCATTGGTATTGAGCGTACCTCCATTTCCCCAGTTATTGGATTTTCATAATCAAATTCCATATTAACATCTGGAGTGATTTGTTTAATGGCATCTCTGAATGCTTTCGTATCTCTTGTAATGAACTTATTATTGATAAAATCGGTAATTGATTTAGTATCATCTTTACCATCAACCGATTGAATCATATAACGATAACGAGTTGTCAATTCAGATGATGTACCATTTTTATTTAATCTTTGCATTGCTTTAACATCTGCATCAATTGCTTTTTCATCACCATGTGTAAGAATTTTGAATTCCAATTCACTACCTGTTGATGTTTTAAATTTATAACGATTATTTCTATTTAATTTAGTTAAATCAATTTCTTTTGTTTTAACTTTACCTAAATCAATTGAAATTTCTTCTTTTTCCTCTTCGGTTGCAATTTCAATTTTATATTCTGGTCCATATCCTAAAATACGTGTTGCTAACATAATAGCATTCTTATCACCTAATATAATATCATCAGGGTTGATGTTTTTATCCACGATAATCGACTCAAATAATTTATCTAACACAATACCTTTCTTAATCAAATTTTGTGATGTAAGGATTTCTTCTTCCTTAGCTGTCATATATTTGATTTCAATTGTACCTTTTGATAATGGATTTGTTTCTGGATAACATTTACCTTCGGATGGTAATGTTATAACTTCGGTTGGAAATGTATTCTCACTCATAATTATTAACCTTTATTTTGTTATTTGTATATAAATATATAATTTCAAAAAAGTTATAAAAAAAGGAGATATTTCTATCTCCTTCTTTTGTTGTATTCTTAACTTTATATTAGAATTCTAAGATTGCGTAATCATATGCTAATGTTAAAGTAATATCAGCAGGGTCTGTTGCATTTGACCAATCTAAGTCATTAAATGTTGCATTTGTGATAAACGCACCTTTCAATGTCCATTGTTCGATTTTATCACCTACTGGCCCTAACATATAAATTTGAATATCTTTTTTGTAGAACTCAGCGTAACCATCACGACCTGTTAAAGATTCGTGTGATAAACGTACCCACTCCATTACTGCTTGAGCACCTGATGGAACGATTGGGTCAAATAGAGTGATTTCAATATCTTGCCACTCACCTTTACCTTTCAACTTTCTTTTTACGTTGATATGGTCTAATGTTACAGTTTCAAATTGAATTGAAGGTCTATTTGCTGCTTTTACAAGATATGATGGAATACCAGCGATGTCCAAAATGAAACGATGTTTCATCTTTGGTTCAAAATTGGTATAGAACATGTCGTTAAACTCTAATACTTCTGCCATTTTATTTTTTCTCCTATTATACTAATAAATATAATGTTTCTATTTTTTTTATTTTTTTACGCTGAGAATGATGCTCCTGTTGGTAAGATGTTGAAATCTAATACGATAAATTCAGCCGTTTTAGTTGGTTGTAAGAAAATCTGACCAGCTAAGATGTTTCTATCGATTACATCAGGTGTGTTATTGCTCTCATCCATTACTACTCTAAACGCATATAAACCTTGTCTTTGTTGAATTGCTTCTAAGTATGGATTTACTGTGTTTAAGAATCTTGAGCGTGTTGTTGCTGTATTTTGTTCGAACACTAAGTATCTTGATGTAGAAGCGATATACTTCTTAACCTTGATAAGTAATCTTCTTACGTTAATTCTATCTAATGCAGATGATTTTTCTTGTAAAGTCTTTTGACCAAATGCCACGATACCCTCACCAGGGAAAGAAGCGATTGGATTTACTTTACCTTCATATAAGTCATCTCTTTCAGAGTGTGTTAATCTATTCAATACTGAAACTGCCCCAACAATACCACCTCTATTCAAACCAGCTGGTGCGAACCATTCTGCTGCTGTAGCATCGTTTGCTGCGTATATTCCTGGCATCAATACTGATGGTGGAACTGCAGTTAATTTGTTTGTGTTTCTATCGATTGTTTTAACCCACGGGTAGTAAGTTCCAACATAGTTAGAATCTACTGAAGCTGCTTGGTCTGTTGCATCTGAAATAGTTGCAGATTGACCAACTACATCACCGATGAAGAATACATCTTCTCTATTCTCACACATTTCAGTAATATAATCGAATACATAAGAGTGATATTGTCTAACAACACCAGGTGCTGCGATTAAGTTAATATCAAAATCATCAGGATTAGATACTGCGTTGATTGCTTTTACATAAGCAACTGAACCACTTGCAAGTGAACCATTTAAGTTAAATCCTTGTGAATTACCTTCTGATAAATCACTTCCTTTATAGTTTACTCTTGTTGGAGTTACACCATCAAATCCACCTTGAAAACCTAATATGAATTGTCTTTTAGCAACATCGTTTGATGTACCTGCAACTAATGTTAATCCTAAATCTTCTAATGAGAATGCGGTATCAGTTGCTGCGTTTGCAGGGATTGGTTTTAAGTATTGTTTGTTGTTTATTTTAACTACTGCAGTTTCTAAATCAATACCAGAGAACTTAGTCGCTGATGAAGATGTGTTAGCTACTGAACCAGTTGAATAAATTACTGATGGGATAGTACCTGTTGTTGTGTAGATTGGTGCATCGTATCCAGCGTGTCCAAAAGGACCAGCAATGATTGGGAATGTACCATTTGCTTTAACTTCAACTCTTATAAACTTAGAACGATTAGCGTAATCACCAGTTTCGATTTGTTTACCATTTGCATCGATAGTCAATTGTCTATCACCAATTACTTTAGCGATATAATTTGATGATGCAGGGTCTAAGTTTACATTATTATATGTTTCTAATACTATTTTCTTTTTGTCAGTATCACTAAAACCTCTAACTGTTACTGTGAATGTAGCGTAATCAGTTGCTGCTGATTCACCAGCTGCTTTTACATTTGAAATACCAATTTTATATTCAGTATTGTATGCAGAACCATCACCTAACGTATGGAAACGGAAAAGGTCATGAGTTTCACCACTAATTGCTTGTGATTTAACCCACGGAGTAGTTGCGAATGTTACATCAGATGAAAAATCTTGTGTTGGTAATTGTATAACTTTCACTACCGAACCAGATGTTAAATCAAATGATACTGCATCAGTTGCTGTTTTTTCAAAGTATGTGTAAGTATATGCATTCTTAGTACCTTGTGCACTTTCACCAAACACATCAGATAAATCATTACCTGCTGCAGGGTCGATTGAAGCAGATTGGTTGTATCCTAAGTATGAACCACTAATATGGAATGCAGATGCAGAAGGATTAGCAAATATTGCCGAACCAGTTAAACCTACATCTTCGTTATTTTCGTTGGTTACGTGTAATGTACCAATAATTTTATTACCAGTTGCAGAACCGCTAACTGCGATTGCGATTGGAGCTACATGTGTATAACCACCGATATGTCCAACACGAACGATAGTTACTGTCCCTGCTTCTCTTAAATAATTTTGAACTGCGTACCCTGTATAGTATGTTCCATCAGGTGTACCGAATATTTCCTCAAATTCTGATTGTGTATTAACCACAGTTGGTAAGAACGCCGGTCCTTTAGCAAAAGGTCCTACTATTGCTGCTCCTATTTCTCCAATTCCCTGTGCTAAGAATGAAAGGTCATTTTCTCTTGTGAATACACCAGGTGATACAATCTTTTCTGCCATTTTGTTTACTCCTAATTAAAGTTTTGTAATGATACACATATAAGTATAAATTACTTTTTGTAAAGTATTATTTTTTATTACGCGTAACTATGATATTATTTTTGAATTGGGGTGAATATTCCAGTATTTGGGTCATAATCACCATCTCCGTACTTTTCATTTAACGATTTGAATATTGAATCTTCTTTTACAACTAATTCTTTATATTTTGATAATAAAGTGGCTTCAGTTGATTCTAATTCTTCTAAACGTTTTGTTTTTTCAATTTGTAGTTGTCCTAATTGTGTAAAAACTGAACCTACCTCAAATCGTAAATCATTGATTTCTTTGATTTCTTCTTCCGTAAACTTAATTTGTTCTTCCATTTTGATATATTATTTTGTTTTTAATAATTGTATATATAAATATATCAAAAGTTCGGAAACGTAAAATTATTATCTAGTAAATGTTAAAGTTGTAGACCAGTTACTTTTAAGACCTTGGTCAATTGCTCTTACTCTACAATACCATGTTCCCGCAGATAATAAGGTATTTACCTCTAATCCAGTCGTACTCCATTCAGTATAATCGATTGTTAAAGTTCCAAATCCACTACTACTTGATATTTGAACATCATATGCTGTAATACCAGTTGTACCTACTGATGATGGTGCTGTCCAATCGATACGAGGTGATGAATATGTTAATGCTGTTGGTGCTGCTGGAGCTCCAAAATCAGTAAATGAGTTTCCACCCTTATTGTGGGTAATATATCCGTTTACTAAGTAAGTATCGTTTTCTTCAACGTCAATTGAAACAATTTCAGTTGTTTCATTTTCTATTACAACCGATGTAACATCAATTTCTTCAATACCACTATCAGATGCTTTAATTAATTTATCACCAACTTCTAATAAAAATACTTGTTTAAATTTATATTGTCCAGATTGTAAATCTTTAACTAATAAAGGGTGTTCGGATGTTGCTGTGATTTGTCCGTTATTAATACTATAATATTTACCTGTAAATGAATATACTACACCTACAACTGTTACATCTTTTTCAGTTGCATCTAATGTAGATGTTTGCCAATCATAAAAATTATAATCAGATTCTAATCCTAATCCGTTAAGTGAATATCCTTTTAATACATCTCCTTCTTCAATCATTCCCACTTCTTTTATAGTTCCATCAGCCATCATAATTGGTGAATCAGATGTTAAACAAAGTGCTACGGAGTTACCATCGTATGAATCTACGGAATAAACTGTTTTATCTTTGTTTGTGTTATATCCAGTTGCGTGGTCATTAAATCCATCGTTAAATACACATCTAATTGTATGTGATTGAACTGATTGTAATACTGTTTGTGCAGAAGGTGCTTGTGGATTCATTGTTCCAACACTAAATGTACATGATATACCACTATTAGTTCCTACTGATAAATAAGAACCTGCAGGTACGCTCCAAGTGAAATTTCCTGCTCTGCCACTAATTCTACTAAAATTAGCACCATCACCACTAACACCTAATGTATAAGTTTCACTAGTCCCTTCTACTGCGTAAGTATATCCACTAAGAGAACCAACTGAATCAATAGCAAATGAAGACATTGCAATTGGACCAGTTGTATTACCTTTTGCTGCAGATAAAGATTTTGTACTTTGTCCTGTAGCAGATGCTAAACCATTTAAACTTAATGTATTTCCAGATGTTAATGTTGCCATATTTTTTTCCTATATGTTATAAATATCTAATAAAGATTGAATCCATTGTTCTTTATTAGTATAACGTTCTTTCATAAAATCTTTTATCTTATTAAACCAAAATAATTTTGTTTCGTAAGATTGCGTGATAATCTCACTATAAATATCATTAAATTCCTTTTTAGATGAAGCACGATATGGATAATCAAAATCTTTACACCATGTCTTATGAATTATTGGTAATTTACCCCTATCTACTGCTTCAAATATAGAATAACCAAATGGTTCGGATGTAAATGCAGAATGAGATATTCCCCAATTCATATTATAAAATTTATCTTTAAAATCCGAATCGTAATGATATATTTTAGATTTTGATAAATCTAATTTTACCCCTTGTTTCCAAAATAAATTAAATTCTACTGAATTTGTAAATATTAGAGATTTTAACCCATCTAAGTAATGTGGATTTTTTCTACCCTCACATCTTGACGCAAATCCTATTTTATTTGATTCTGAAAGAGGTAGATTGTGTGTAAATTCGTAAAAATTTGGTATATTTTTATTAGGAAACAAAATATCATATAATCCTACCCAAATAGTATGTTTTGACCACTTATTTACCTCTTTTTCCCACTCTGAACTTAAATAAGGATGCCAACCTAATGATGCATCAGTTAGAACTTGCGATTTTAGGATATGGTCTACTGAATTATGTAATATGTTTGAATGAATTTTGTCTTTGTTATCTACAATACACTTCATAGGTGTATAATGTCCATGTAAAATGTTGATTCTTCTTGCACCTTTACATAATTCCTCAAATTTTTGGATATCCTCACCATGCCAGTAAGTTTCTATTGGAAATTGATAATCTTCATGTCCTTTTGGTTTGTTTCTATGAATTAGAAGAATTGGCTTCACATCTAATTTAGGTGCAACCAATTTCATCCATAAATTTACCCAAATATCAGAACCTGCATTTACCCACGGACCTCCTCCAGTGGTATAATAAACATCGTAAACCATTTATTTTATTATTTTATTATCTAATATACACCTCAACTCGTGCACTTCTATTAATACCAGTAGTATCTTGACAACACCCAATCATATCACCACCTGAATAATTTCCATATCTACTATCCATACCAATACCACCACTCACATCATCCGAACCTCTATATGGTCCAACTGCCAACGTAGCTGGAGATGAATATAAACCCTCACCATTTTCATTCCAACCAAATCCCCATCTTACTTTAGCATCAGATGCTCCAAAATATAATGGGTTATTTCTAAAATTAAATCCATAAAATCTAATATCTACCTGACTTGAGAATACCCCACTTGCCCAACCACTAAAAGTTTTTGCATCTTTAATAAAATATCCACCATAAGACCCACCATCACCACTTTCAAATGTACCTGCATTACTAAAAAAATCTACCAAATTTGTTCTCGCAGAACTTCTACCACTATTGAAACTTTTTTCTAACCAAGTCCATACACCAACACCGGATATACTACCACCTGCACCAATATCAGGCCATCTTGCCATTAAATCCGAACCCTCAAAGTAATTAAATGCATCATATTTTGCATCACCATCATCTAAATGTAAATTTGTAGGATTTAATGTATTTCTTGTTGTCCAATAACTGGCACCATAATTAAATGTAGTTCCTCTTGTTGCTTTCATAGTCAACATCCATCCACCACCATCATATGCACTATCCATAATACAATATGTTTTACTTGCACCTGCTGTTGGTAAATTTATATAATACACCCCATCTGGCGCATTTGAATTCATTGCTTTAATAGTTGCTGCTGAATCTGCAGGGTTGAATGCAGAACCCAAAGGTGCATCTACTCCATATCTTCCTCTTTGTTCATTAAAGACATTTCCAATTTCTTCATCACTTAATGCTCTATTATAAACCATTACTGCACCCAAATATCCAATTAATAATTCACCATCATTTCCTTCACCAAATCTTAAAGTTTCAGTATTTGTAGTAGAACTAACTGTTCCGGTTACATACGAACAACGAATCGTATTAATAAATGTTGCTTTTGATGAACCATCATGTCTAATTACAACGTGTTGCCATTTGCTACCTTCTATTGAACTAGCAGGAGTATTTATTGGGCCTAATGAGTAATTGGTTTCATAGTGTATGTATTTACTTGGACTATTTAAAGTTGCCGCATATTGTTGTGAGTTTCCTTTACTGATTAATCCATGCCAAGTTCCACCACCTAATGATGGATTTACCCAAATTAATGCAGTATATTGTTGAGTAGATGTAAAATCCAATGAACTATGATGTGCAACGTTTGCTCGAGCAGTTCCATCAAAATATAATGAACCACCACTATTTGTATTAAAAGTTACACCGGATGCAGGTAAGGTTAAATTATTAGAATTGCCGGATAAATCCGTTAAAGTTGTTCCATTACCACTATAACATTGTGGATTTCCGGCATCTATAAAACATACTAATCCAGATGTACTATATCTTTCACTTTTCTTTTGTGCACTTATCCACTTACTACCATCATATACTTCCGTTTCCGAACGTGAAGAATTATATCTTAACATACCAGTAGTTGGAGATGGTCTTTGTGTACCAGTTCCAGATGGCAATGCAATATACCCTGAATTACTTGTTATTTGTGTATTTTTAAGTGTTGCCATATTATCTTATCCATAATTGAACGTGTGAAAGATATTCCGCTTCATCGGCTTGTGCTTGGTCTGCACCTAATACATGTCTTGCTGTAAATGATGTAGATGTATGGTCATAATACCCACTATCAAAAACTACATAACCATCTTTATTATATGCTCCATTTGCCCATGGTCTATAAGTATATGATTTTGGGCCACTCCATGTTGCAGTTGCACCTGATTGTAATACGGAAGTTGCTGGGTCACTATTATATGTTTTTGTAAATCTCCAAAATTCAGTTTCAGTTCCGGATGAATTCATTAAATATAAATTATTTGTTTCTGTATCCAATGAATCAACTAAGTGCCAAAATACAACATATCTAACTTGAGTGTGAGTTGGAATTGAATTTAATGTTAGTGTATATGTTGCGGGACCAGTGGACCAACCATGTGCAGATACATGTCCTAACCCACCAAAATTTAACATTGAATATGTTGTGGTATTATTCCAGTTTGCTGTATATGAACTAGCATCTCTACCTTCATAATAATATAAATAACTTTCATTTCGTTGTGCGGGGTTTACCCAACTACCTACATATATTTCTGGTCTATTTAATGTTGTATTATATCTTAAATAACCATTAGATGCAGATGGTCTTTCAGCGGTACTTCCAGTAGGTAATCCGATGTATCCAGTATCATTTATTATTAAATTTTTAAGTGTAGCCATTATAAATTATATCTACTTCTTTGTGCGTTAAAATTTTGTAATACATCATTAGAAGATAATACTGTATTATATCCTCTAGCAATTGAAATTCTACCTTGCATATTTGCTAATGCTCCACTATAAATACTACCTATATTAAATTGTCCAGAACCTGCATATGCTGCAGTTCCTGTTG